CAGGCTTGGTGGTCTGGTCCGGTTGACCGGCCTGAGCAGGCGTCGCGCCGGCTCCGAGCGTCGCGCTCGTGGTCGTGTCGTCGGGCATCGTGCTACTGGACCTCCTGTGCTGTCAACGAGTCGCCAGGCGGCGGCGTCGTGCGGGTGTCAGGCGGCGCCGATGTGCGCCACTCCTCGATCTCCTGGGGCGTCGCGCCCATCTGGCGCCAGAGCGCCTCACGGGGCACGCCGAGCGAGGCCTTCTTGACGAGGGCGTCGGCGTGCTCGGACTCCGTGCGCACCTCGGGGTCCCGCCAGATGGTCTCGATGTCCATGCGCTGCGCCCGGGCCAGGTCGCCGGTCCAGAGCATCGAGAGGCGGATGACCTGCTCCCAGCCATCGCCGAACGTCTGCATGCGGTCGCGCACCTTGGCCGTCAGGCCCTCATCCGAGAGGCGCACCGACTCTCCCGATGGCGGGACGGATGTCGGGGGCGGCAGGAGCTTGCGATGCGGGGTGTGCGTGGCTGAGCTGATGTCGGCCCGGAGCTTGTCGAGCATCGTGGCGTAGGCGGCCAGGTCGGCGGTCGCGAACTGCCCGACCTTCGTGTCGGGAGCCTCGAACTTCCAGAGGCGGTTAGGCCCGGACTGGAGCGTGGCGGCCTCGGTCTGGACGACCTCTCCATCGGACCCCGTCTCACCGACCGGGGGAGCGGTGTCGGGCGGCACGTAGGACTCGTCCTCGAGCGTCACGCCGATGGCGTAGCGCTGCGGAAACGCCATGAACTCGCTCGTCGTGGCCATGTCGAGGAGCGTCTTGTTGTAGAGGTCGAGCAGGGTGTAGACGGCCTCGTGCTCGCCCTGACCGCGGCTGTAGCGGCCGGCCGGCTCGACGAGGCGGGGCATGTTCCACAGGACGACGATGGGCACCCGGCCGAGTGGGTTGCCGCCTGCCAGCAGGAGTTTCCAGCCCGCGCCGCCGGACTGCCACCACTCCACCCGGTCGGGCAGGTAGAGCACGGCGATCCACGCCCCGAGGTCGGGGTCCCACCATCGCTTCATGCCCGCCAGGGCCTTGTTGCGGTCCACGAGCGCGAACTCGACGTAGACCTGCATGGGGTCCTCGACCGTGATGCGGGGTCCCGCCGCGCCAGGTTCCATCCAGACGATGACCGGGCACTCGCCGACCGAGAGCGCCTCGGTGTGGGCGAGTCTCGAGTCGGCGCCCATGCCCGACTCCTGCCAGAGCCTCCAGGCCTTCCGCGAGCCGGCCTCGTCATTGGCGAACCGGAAGCCCTCGACCGTCAGGCGCTGCTGGACGGCGTCCACGATGGGCAGCGCCAGGTTGGACTTGAGCCCGTCGAAGAGCCGCCCGAATGCCGAGCGGTGCGCTTCGGAGGCGAGCCGCCAGGTATCCTGCTCGCCGCGGTAGTAGGCGCGCAGGGCCGTGAGGTAGCGGTTCCGCTGGTACATCCGCTGCGTCAGCCGGTCGAGCCACCAGACCGAGGTGTAGGGCGGCGCGTTCGATGAGCTCAGCGGCGCTACCCGGTCGAGGATGGGCGGGGCGAGCGTGATGTCGACGGTCATCTCAGAGCCTCATGCGACGGCTGGTGGCTGGAGGAGCGAGCAAGGCACGCTCGAGGGCCACCATGGCAGCCTGAGCGGCTGCGATCGGGTAGCGTGGGTCGAGCGGCTCGATGTACCAGCCCTTCGGGGTCTCGGTCCCGACGACGTTGCCGATGGCGTCCCGAAGAGCGGTCCCGCCGTCATGCACGAGCTCGCCCTCGGAGCGGTCGATGACGAGCTTGCGGAGCGTCTGCGTGGCTCCCGCCAGACGCTCCCGGCTGAGCGGCTGGTTCTCGGCGTGCATGCCTTCCGCCTTGAGCCGCTGTGCCGAGCCCTCGAAGAAGGCGCCGTGGTAGACGAGCAGCGGTCCGGGCACCTCCCGCAGCGTCTCCCGGTCGCGCCCGGGCATCCGCACGGGAGCCTTGACCCGAGCCGGATAGCGGCCCTTGAGGTCTCGGACGCGCTTCTCCAGCGTGGCCACGGTGAGCACGTCGTCGGAGGTGGCCTTCTCGGTGTGCACGCGCAGCTGGTAGCGGTCGCCCTCGCGCTGGCACATGGCGATGGCTGCGTGCCGGTGGTCGTGCGAGACGACGACCGAGACGAACAGCGGCAGCGTCGTCTTGAACATGACATCGCCAGCGCAGGCGTCCCAGAGCTCGGAGGGGATGAGCGCCTCGGAGCCGGTGGGCCAGCGGTCGAGGTTGTAGCGGACGAACTCGCTGCGCGGCAGCGTGCGGTCGTGGTAGGCGTCGATGAGGTTCTCGATGGGCAGCACGGTCCCGGCGAGCGGGTTGGCCTCGAGGATGGCCTGTCGGAGCTGGGCTGGGTCGCCGAGGTCCCAACCTTCGTCGGCCTCCCAGCAGAGCATGAGGAAGCCCGGGTCGATGACATCATTGCCGTCGTCGTCGTAGCCGCGGGCGACGTTGACGCCGTGCTCGTAGAGCCGACCCAGCAGCGAATCCTTCGAGGCACCCATGGTCGAGATACCGACCTGGAGCGCACCGCGCAACTGGACGCCCGGTGGCAGCCCCAGCTCTCGTGGTGTGCGGCGAGGCACGCGGCGCTTGCGCAAGCCCTTCGACTGGACGACGTAGACGCGCTCTTGGCTCTCGTGGACCCACTCGTGCAACTCGTCGCCGAGGTGGGTCGTGGGCTTGCCGCCGTCGTTCGTGCCGCCGACCGCCGCGATCCGCTCGATGTAGCCGTGGCCCTCGGGCAGGAGGATGCGGTTCTCCAACAGGTGCTCGCCCTCGCGGAAGAAGTGCGCGATCGGCCCGGGCGCGTCGAGGGTCCCTGTGATGCCCAGGCGAGCAGCCGTGAACAGCTCGCGGGTCTGGTCGTACCCGGCTGCCGACAGGACGACGCGCGGGCTGATGGGCGCGATGGGCCCGCAGAGTTCGGCGTCCCCGATGAGCCCAAGACGCTCGGTCTTGCTGTTGCCTTTAGCCATGAGGACGAGGACGCGGTGGTACAGCAGCGCCCCGGTCACGGGGTCGTACTGGAACATCCGGTCGAGGATGTACCAGTCGGGCAGGGTCAGCCTGACTGGCTTGCCGAGGACGTCGCCCTCGCCGTGGACGAGGCTGCGCTGTATCCAGCGGCCCACGAGCCGCCCTGCCGACGGGTAGGGCGAGCCGTCAGCCTGGAATCTCCGGGGTGACTCGTACCGCGGAGGTCGGAACTCCCCCGGCTCGCCCGTCCACCACGTCGAAGATGTCGGGTGGTGGCTCGTCGTCGTCGGGGTCCAGGTCCGCGTTGAGGTCGGAGAGGGAGCGAGCTGCTTCACCGAGGATGACCCCCAGCGTCAGCCGTGCCCGTGGGTTGAGCCCGAAGCGGTCCTCGAGCGCCAGGATGGCGGTCTCGTCGATGGCGGCCATCGCCGGGTTGACCCGCATCTGGCCCATCGAGCCAGGGACCTCGGGGTTGGCGATGAACGCCCGCAGTAGCCGTTCGCGGACCTGGTAGAGCTCGAACAGGCGACGCAGCGCGAGCAGGTCCGTCTCTGCCGACACGAGCCTCGCCAGCGGAGATCGCCAGTACGCCTGCCATGCCTCCACGAGCCGCGGGCTCAGCGATGCCGGGGGGGGAGGGGTCGGCGGCGGCTCGTGCGTCGCGACGAGCACCCCCACGTCTCGCGTCTCGCGGTTCTGGCGGAGCGGCTGCGGCTTGCGGTGACGCGGCATGCCAAAAAACCCGCTGAGTCCTACGCCGGGCAGATGAGGTGAGATGTACTGGTGGGTAGTGTGTTGCGTTTGTACCCATGGGTGGGCTCACCGCGCACGCTGCGACAGTCCCTTCCGCGTGTTGCACGCTCGGCACAGCACAGCGAGGTTGCCGCGGTCGAACGGCGCACCACCCAGCACGAGCGGATGGACGTGGTCGCAGGCCAGCGACCCTGGGGTCGTCGGATGCGGTGGCATGCGCCAGCCAGGGCAGAGCCAGCCATGCGACCTGACCCACTCGTCGACCGTACGCTTGGCCAGCTTGCGCCACTTGGCTGTCCGGTACACCCGGTCGGATGGGGTCGGCGAGGCGGGTGAGCGGAAGCGGGAGGCGAAGCCAGGCCGGCCGCAGCGACCACAGAGATGGACCTGCAACGTGGGCCAGCCGCAGGGGCCGGGATGGGCGCGGCAGCCACGGCACGGGCAGACCCGGACGGTGGGCATCCACTACGGGAGAGGACACATGGGAACGCGCAGCCTTCGCATCGCACGCAAGCGTGCGTCAGCAGGCTAGCCATGGTCAACGAGTAGCGGACTTGGGCCTGCCCAGCTTGCCTCGTGAGCCCGTGCGGTAGCGTTCCACCTCGGAAGGTGTGACCCACCAGTCCCGTCCCCGCTTCGAGGCGCGGAGCTGGCCATTGCGTATCTGATGGCGCAGTGTCGATGGGTCGAGGCCCAGGATGGCGGCAGCTTCGGTGAGGGTCACTCTGGCATCCTACACGCTAGCGGGAGTGCCGTCTACGCTTCTCTGCGCCGATGCGGCTGGCCAGGTCGGTCAACTGGTCGTCGGAGTAGTCGGCGAGCTCGTCGTCGTCGGGAGGGAGCGGGTCGAAGCCGAGGCCCGGCGACTGTGACTCGCGCTCGATGCGGACGCCACGGAGCCAGTTCGTGACCTCCTGCTCGGTCGGGATGCGGTTCTGCGTCAACGCCTCGATGAGCTGGCGCTGGAGGTGCTGCGCGGCGGTGGCGTGCCGCCTGGATGCTTCGTCGCTCATGAGGCCAGGGACTCAGCGGCCCAATATTCGAGGGCCTGCCAACGGGCCTTGTCGCTGACCTCTCCCGCGTCGACCATGCGGGAGATGGCCCTGGTCAGCAGGATCGCGACGGAGGCCGGGACGTTGTATGTGCCGACGACCGAGGCGAGCGGGACCCAACCCTTGTGCTTCGGCTCCTCGTCGTCCATGTAGCCGGCTTGGAGGTCGGTCAAGTGGCGCTCGAACACGTCCAGCACGAGCAGGAGCGAGGTCGCCACATTGCGCACGTCATGGGCCTTGGAGGCGGCGTCGATGGCCTCGAGGGCGCGGTCGTACTCGCTCATGCGCGCCAGCCAGGTCGGCTGCTTGGGCAGCATCGTCATGGCCGAGCGGAACGTCTCCAAGACGCGCTCAGGCTCGTCGGGGAGGAACATCAGCGTGACCGGCTGGAAGGCCAGGTTGGGCTCGGAGAGCGGCGGGGCGTCAGCCTCGGAGAGGAGGCCCAGGCTCTTGTCGTCGAGACCTGACAAAGCCAGACGCCATCGAGGCTGACGACCGCCGTCTTGCGGCAGCGCGTCGGTGTCTCCTCGTTGCAGACCGGCCGGTCATAGGTGGTGATAGTGCGGAGCGTCACTTGCGTCCTCCTTCCCGGTTCGGGCAGGGTGGTCACTTCGAGGCCCCGGGGCACCGCTTCTCAGGTCGGGTGCCACATCCGGGCTGGTGGCCCTCGATCTTGCAGCTAGGACCCAGAGGGTTGTAGGTCTTGCTGGTGCGCTTGTCGAACTTGGCCTGGTCAGTGGTCTGGTTGGTGGTGGTGTTCATGCCTATATACTACCCGCTAGCGTGTAGGATGTCAAGTGTTTGGGCAAGAAAAAGCGGCCCTGGCGGAGAGAAATGCCAGGGCCGCCGAGGTGCCTAGAGGGGCAGGCGGGCGACGAACCCATCCGGCTCGATGTGGATGACCTCGATGGTCGGGTCACGCCTGACCGCCTCGTCGGCGAGCACGCGGCGGTGGCAGGTGTGCCAGTCGGCGCACGCGCAGAGCAGGACCGGAGACTCGCTGCCGAGGACGACCTCGATGGCGTCGATGTCCCTGATGGCGACCTCGTCGGAGGTCTTGTACAGGAGGTTGCCCAGGTCAGGCAGGTGGATGTAGTCGTGACCGAGTGCGGCCAGTCCACGTCGGAGGTTGGCGGGCTGCCAGCGCGGAGTCGGCGACCACGCCCGAAGGCGCACGTCGTAGACCGTGGCGCCCTTCGGGATGGCCGCATGGAGTTTCTGGTGGTCGAGGCCGGCGTAGCCGATGGTGTGAAGCTTCACGATGCCTCCTCTGACTGGTGGGGTCCGTCGTGCGTGAACGGGAGCACGCACTCGGAGAGCGCACCGTCCTGGGTGTCGCTGAACCAGACGCCACAGGGGCCGTACTCAGTCACCGGGTCGGGTCTGCCAAGCCGCCGCGCAGCCGCCATGACGGGGCACGTGGAGTCGAGAGGGTGAAGCCTCGGCGTGCCGCAGTCGGGGCAGGGCGCGAGTGTGATCGTGCCGGTCATGCGAGCACCAGCCCGTCCTCGAAGATGCGAGGGGCCACGTCGCGCAGCGGCTTGGGGGTCCACCAGAGGTCGCGCTCGAGCGGGAGCCCGAAGCAGCCACGGAAGGCGATCAGCTCGGCCATGTCGAACGCGCCGACCTCGGGCCCGTAGCCCAGGTCGACCGCGCCGTAGGCTCGGCGGGTCTCGGGGTCATACGCGGTGATGAACCACGTCCCCGCGCCCTGCGGGTTGAACAGCTTAACGAGGACCGGCTCACCGAGCCCCTCGCGCTGGTCTGCGTAGGGGAGCGGGAGCCGGTCGGTGGAGCGGATGTAGCGGTAGCAGGGTCGTCCCTGGAAGGTCGAGCGCTCGAGGTCGGTCATGAGATGGCCTCTTTCCACATGGCCTCGATGGTCTCGGTGCTGCTATCGCGGATGCCGCTCCAGTCGAACCCCTGTGGAGGGGTGAAACCTGGCTCGCCGTAGCCGTCTTGGATGCCCCAGATGCGACCGAGCCTCACGCCCGTCTCATCAGCACGGTCGAACACCGTCCGATGGATGACGCCAAGCATCGCCGAGTGGACGTCGCAGGCTCCGTCTCGGAGAGAGCAGCCACAGGGCTTGCGGTCGGGAGCGCTGCCCCAGATGAGGTCTTCCCGCGCGTTGTCGGTGAGGCACGCCTCGCACGCATCGTTGGTCGGGGTGGCGTCTCCACGCATCACCCGACCGGCGATCGCGCAGCCGCGGCCGGAAGGGTCGTGAGATAGAGCCGGCATGTCAGCCTCCTTGGTGGTGGTGGAGTAGAACATGCCTCTATCGTACACGGTAGCGTGTAGGATGTCAAGGGGATTATGCGGGGACGAGCTCCTTGACGCGTCGGGCGCGCGTGTAGGGGATGCCCCAGCGACGCTCCTCCATGGGCTCACCGTTGCACCGGCCCAGCGCTCGCATCTCCATCGCGAAGGCGACGGGGCAGTCATGGCAGGGCCGGTCGGTGCGATGCGAGGTCGTCTGGCTGTTCATGTCCTGCCAGGAAGCCAGCTCATCGGCGCTCATGCAGAGCGGGACGAACGTCACGGCGTCGTCACGTCCGCGGTGACGTAGAGCGGTCCGCCGTCCACCGTCCACGTCCCACCACCGCCCACGACCTGGAGGTCCCACACGTACTTGCCCGGTGCGAGGTCGGTATCGGCGGGGTCGAGCCTCACCTCGCACAGCCCATCAGGGCCATCGGTGATGACCACCTTGGATGTGGCGGACGTGACGGCGATCACAGCATCACCGATCAAGTCATCGATGCGAGCCTTGGCCGTGAACGAGATGACATAGCCCGTGATGTTCACAGCTACTCCGTCGGCGTCGGTGATGGTGAACTCCCACGCCGTCGAGTCGTTGCGGGTCAGCTCGAGCACGCTCATGTGCGGGGCCTCCTGTCTCGGAAGGTGGCGACACGGGAGATGTCACGCGCCGTCGCACCGGGGGCCCTGTCGCGGCTGAACGTGGCGCGCAGCGCCGTGCGGACCAACTGGGTCACTTGAGCGACCGCGCTATCCACCATCGTCAGCGCGTCCGTCACGGCACGGGTGAACGAGCCTGTCCGCACGGCTGCGTCGACCATCGAGAGCGCATCCACGACGGTTCGCCCGACCGTCAGTGCCCGCGTGGCGACGTCTCCGCGCTCGAGGGCATCGCTCGTGGAGCGAACGGCTGTCAGGACCCTCGTGGTCACATCGCTCTGACCGAGGGCATCTGTCGTCGTCCTGGCGAACGTGCCCAGCCTCGTCGCCACGTCGGCCCTGGAGAGCGCATCCACGACGCTGCGCAGGGTGAGCTTCGTAGCCACGGCTGCGTCACTCATCGCCAGCGCGTCCACCGTCGAACGCAGGAAGGTCGCGATCCTCGTGGCAGCGTCGCTGAGGCTCAATGCGTCGCTGGCAGAGCGGCCGAACGTCGCGATCCGCGTGGCAGCGTCGCTCAGGGAGAGCGCGTCGCTGACGGTCCGCAGCGTCATCTTGATCGCTGTCGCTGCATCGGACTGACTCAGGCTGTCCGTGGTCGAGCGGATGAATGCACCGATCCGCGTGGCCACATCGGCTCGCTGGAGAGCGTCAGTGGTGGAGCGGAGCGCGGTGAGCGCTCTCGTGGCGGCGTCGGACTGGGTGAGGCTATCGGTGGTGGTGCGACCGAAGGTGCCCAGGCGTGTCGCGGCGTCGGACAGGCTGAGGGCATCCGCAGCGGCACGGCCGAACGTCGCGATCCGCGTGGCAGCGTCGGACAGGCTCAGGGCATCGGTGGCCGCTCGGAGGAAGGTGCCTGTCCTCGTAGCCACGTCTGACCTGGAGAGCGCATCCGAGACGGTCCTGATGAACACCAGGCTCGCCACGGCAGCGTCTGACAGCCCAAGGGCATCGGTGGTCGTACGCAGGAACGTGCCGATGCGGGAGGCGGCATCCGATCGGTCGAGCGCATCGCTGAGCGAGCGGAGGAACGTCCCAAGCCTTGTCGCTGCATCTGACTGCGACAGTGCATCCGTGACCGCACGCACGGCTCCCAATGCTCGCGAGGCTACGTCGGAGCGAGCCAGTGCGTCGGTGGCGGTGAGCTCGTACAGCGTGCCGCCAGGCGGCGCCACCGCGAAGCCACGGCCACGCTGGAAGATGACGCGGTCGTAGGGGCGGTGGTACAGCCCGCGGCCTGACATGGCCTATGAGCGCTCCGCGTAGGTGATGCCTGCGGACCAGTTCGTCAGGGTGGCCGGCGTGCCGACGAGCTTGAGGATGATGGCCGTGTCGGGCGGCACGATGATGCGTTCCTCGGGGGTCGGCACCCACATCCAGCCGCCCACGTTGTTGAAGCCGTCATAGATGATCGGCGTCACGGCGCCACCACCTTCGGCTGAGGCATCCACGCCGGCCGTGGACTCGGCGCCAGCGGTGCCGCCCGTGATGGCCGAGGCCTGGCCGCCGATCCAGTGGGGCGCAGGCGTGGCAGCGGTGAAGGTGCCGAAGGCCGACGCCTTGAGTGCGATCATGATGCCGAGCTGGTCGGAGGTCTCTGTGGCCTGCTGCCCGACCCACGCACGCAGGATCTCGATGACGGAGCCGCGCGCGTTGACGGTCGACTCGGTATGGATGCAGACCAGCGAGGCGTCCGCCAAGACGGTCTGATTCTGCATCGTGACGCTGTACACGGCCATGTGTGACTCCTCAGTGGGCGAGTAGTTGGGTCATCTGGTCTCGGCGTCCTTTGCCGAACGTGTCGTGATCGGTGGGCGGGGTGGGTATCTCCCTGACAGCCACGGCCACCAGCGCCCAGTCGTCCGTCGTGCCGGTGGCTGCACCGACCGGGCGGCTGCCTGCGCCCGCTGTCGTCTCGCGCACGAAACGCGAGCCGAAGGCCGTCGAGTCGAGGACCTGCAGGCCGGTGCTATTCGTACCTGCCGCTGGCGGGGTGGCGGCGCCGGAGTAGTACGCCGCGAAGCGCATGGAGTCGGTGCCGGGGGTGCCATCGTTGACGTTGACCTCGCCCGATGCGCCGGTGCCGGTCGTGGACGTGTCGGCGTTCGTGTTCTGCGTCGCGGAGACGCGTGTGATGGTCTCGTACGCCTCGCAGGCGCCGGCAGCCGAGATGGATGCGGCGTAGCCCACGGTGACCACCGAGTTATTCGTGCGGCTGACGGTGATCGTGCCGTTCGAGACGTTGTCGAGGAAGTACGCCACGGTCGAGCCGGGCTCGGTATCGGTGTCCGCCGCGCGGTAGAGCCGCGACATCGAGACGCTGTTCCAGGTGACTCCCGTGATGAGGTCACCCGTGCCGTGCGTGCAGACGAAGACGATGCCACATCGGGCGCCAGTGCCGAGCGTGCCGATGTCGAAGGACGCCACCGACGCTTGCGAGCCGCTGGTCGCAGAGGCGACGTATCCGACAGCCATGTCACTCCACCCAGAAGTCGCGAGTCACGTCGTCGTCCTGCCAGCGCACCTTGCGGGCCGTGAAGCTGGCGGGGCCGGTCCATTCGACGGTCCAGCCCTTGTCGGCTGCTCCCTCCGCCTTGGCGTCGAGGAGGTCAGCGTCGGTCTGCGACTCGTGATGCGGCTCGATGACGAGCACCGGCTGGGGCTCACCATCGACGGACTGACGGCAGAGGACAGCCATCAACCGTATCTCCGCGACAGCCAGGAGATGGTCGGCGGGTCGGTGAACACGCCCGTGTAGAGCTTCGTGCGCGACGAAGCACCGATATCGCTCTTCCAGTAGGCGACGTGGGCGAGGCTGCCCTCGAAGCCGAGGGCGCCAGCGCTCGACTGGGCACCGATGACGAACGGGTCGGTCGTGGCGCCCTTCCATGTGCCGGTCGGGGTGCTGTCGGTGTCCGCCGTCCCGCCGTTGCGGGACATATACCACTGCCCACCCGTCCGCCAGATGACGACGTGGTGCCAGTTGCCGTCGTTGTGGACACCGAAGCCGGCCTGGATGGTCGACTCGCTGGTCGCGCCGTCGGTCTGGTACGTATAGAGATGGATGCCGCCGTCGCCAGGCCAGTACACCTCCCACGAGCGGTTGCCGCTCCCGCTCGTGGACATGGCGACGGGGTAGCCGTCCGTCGCTGCCGATGATGCGAGCCAGAGCGACAGCGTCATGTCGCTACCGACGCCGTCATCCACGTTCGCGGACACCGAAAAGCGGTCGTCCGTCCCGAACAGGATGGCGCTCTGCGCCTCGCTGTCGATCGTCGGGCCGGTCTGGCTGTAGGTCGGCGTCCCACCGGCTGTCCCCGTCCAGCCGTTGCCCGTGACGTCAGCGATGTTGCCCGAGGCGTCGTTCAGCGGCCAGTAGGCGTCGGGGTTCAGCGTCAGGACGCCGTCGCTGTAGGCCGTCATCGCATCGACGACCTGGAGCCATTCAGGACGCCGGCAGGGCCTCCGGCTGGTGCGGGCAAGTGCGGCCGAAGCGGGTCCCGAACTGGCAGTTCATGCAGAGGACCCGGTAGCCGTCCGTGGGCCATCCGGCGTCGCGTAGATAGCGCAGCAGCTTGGCGTTGCCACCGATGGCCTTCCGGTGCTTGTTCCCGCCGCCCTTCGTGTGATCCAGCGACAGGAAGGCTAACTCGGCCTCGCCACAGCAGGCACAGCGGCCTCCATAGGCGGCGACCATGGCGGCCTTCGTGGCTGGCGGCGGAGCGCGGTGCATACGGGCTTCCCGAACCGACCGCTGCGGGATGCCGTGCTTGCGCAGGGCGGATGCCACCGACGCTGCCGAGCATCCAAGCAGCGCGCCGATCTGCGGCGTCGACAGACCGTCCACGATGTACCGCTGAGTCAACCACGCCGGGTCGTGCAGTGTGTCGCGGTTCTTCTTCGGTCTGGGAGCATGACTGCCGAGCTTGGGATTGACCTGGTTGCGATAGGCATTCAGGCACTTGATCGAGCAGTACGTGGCCGACCGCTTGGGGCGACCACGGCCGCCGACTAGAAACGTCGAGCCACAGATCGGACACACCTTCGCCTCGGGCTCGATGAGAGGTCTGGCCATGTCCTGCTTGTAGCATATCGATATGCACTAGCACAGGCACCCTACGACAAGGTCACCGTCTGGACCACCTGGAGCGTGTCACCAGACACGACTGAGGCGTCGGCGTTCAGGACCGCCTCGAAGCACATCACGCCCGCGGCGGTCGTGTTGGACGCCGTGAACATGCCGATGCGGTGCAGGTTGGCGACGGTGCCCGTGACGCTCCACGACTTCGTCATCGTGTACGTGGCGGTGCCGCCCGTGTGCGCGTACGTGGCGAGCGCTCGACCGAGGCCGTTGCCGGTCTGCTCCGACGTCAGGGTCGTGTTGGATGCGTTGGCGGCGCCCGAGTCGGCCGTGATGCCCATGTAGCGCGGCCGGAACGTCGGGATGATGATGTAGTCGCACGTCGCGGCCGGCGTCGTCTCGGCGGCATCGTTCGGCCCCCACCAGGCATCGACCGTCAGGACGGTGGAGCTGTTCGACCCGATGTTGCCGATGACCGGGTTATTGGTCGACTCCTCGGCGATGACGGTCCAGCCCTTGAACGTGTCCACCGTCCATGACTCGCCCGTGTCGGTGAGCGACGTGGACGATGTCGACGTAGCCGTGTTGGCGGCGGGCCCCGGAGCGCCCGCACCCGCGGCAGCGAGGTCGCGGCCGGCGTTCGTCAGGAGGTTGTGACTGACGCCGAGGTCATCGATGGAGCCGTCGGCGTGGATGATGAGCGCGTGGACCTCGTTGGGCCCGAAGCGCAGCGTGTCGGTGACCCTGCCCCGACGCAGGATGCTCATGAGCGCCCCGTCTGGCAGCGGCTCGATGCGGGTCTCGGGGCGGTTCGGGCGGAGCAGGTGCATGGCGGACTCCTAGCTAGCGCGGTCGGTGGCGGACATGGACTCGGTGGCGGTGCGCCCGATGAGGCGGGCCGTGGAGTGGCAGCGGGGACATGGACGGCGGTGACGCTCACGGGGGATGACGGCGAACGTCGTCCCGCAAGCGGCGCAGGTGGCGGTCGGGAGGGTGACTCTCATGCGTCCTCCCTCGCGACCACGACGCCGGTGGCGAGCTTGTCGGTGTTGGCGTTGACGACGGTGCCGATGGGCAATACGGGGTCGCTCGTCGGCGTCAGGTATTCGCTCACCGCTGCCAGCACCGCGCCGAGCGCGAGAAGCAGGGCGCCCATGACCTTCTCCGTGTCGAGGTCGGCCGGGAACCAGCCCAGGATGAGCCCGAGGCCGAGCACGGCCTGGACGGCGGCCAGCAGCTTAGCGGGCTGGCGGGCGATGCGCTGCAGGATGGTCATTCCACCTCTCCCATCGCTACGTCCTCGGCCTGGGGGTCGTCCTCGGCCGGCTCCTCATCGCGGTCGTCATCGGGCGTGTCCGACAGGTCGATGTCTCTCTCATCGGGCTCGTCCACGGCGTCCTCGCTCTCTCCGTCGTCCTCGATGGGCTGGAGGGCTGGGATCGGTGCCATCCCTGTCTGTGCGTCACTCATGTCTCACTTCCTCAGTTGGCCGCCGCCGAAGATGCCGGCGTAACAGCGCCCGTTCGCACGGGCGAACGCCTCGGCGGCCTTCTGGACCTTGGAGCGCGCCACCCAGCGGGGACCCTGCGGGATCTCCGGACGACGGTGGTCGTCAAGGGGGTCGTAGAGCTTCCACTCGACGCGCTTGAGCCGGGCGTTCCAGCGCTGGCCGCGGATGCCGACGCTGTGGCCGCCCTCGAAGTTCGGGTCGCCCGTGCGGCCGGGGAGGGCGTTGAACATGCCGTAGTCGAGGCAGATGTGGACGTAGCGCCCATTCGCCACGGCGGCGCGCACCTCCGACATGACGGTCCGGATCGTGTAGCTCATCGGCAGCCGGCCGCGGAAGCGGTAGGACTCGACGCCGCGCTTCATGTCGAAGACGTTGGTCACCTGTGGGCCCGGGGCGTGCATCCGCTTGCGCAGGTCGGGGATGCTGACGATCCTGTTCACCTGGCCGTCGATGCCCATCTGGCCGGTGCGCGGGCCGCAGTCTCGGCTGCCCTGCTGCGCGCCGGGGACGGGGGTGCCACGTCCGAGCTGCGGCTGGAACGTGATCGGGTAGCCCATCAGCCCTCTCCTCTGTCGACGGCCCGCACGAGGCTGACCGCGCAGGCCTCGCACGTCTTGACGTTGCCCGGCAGGACGTCGACCGGGACGTGCCCCGACAGGCGGCCGCAGCGCGTCTTCCAGCGCAAGTCCTGCTGCTCCCTGACGACGTGGAAACTGCGGATGCGGACATAGAGGACGTTCATCCCGCCACCTTCCTGACGATATCGAGCGCCAGCCAGAGACATGCCAAGATCAGCACGGCCACGATGAGGAGGTCGGTCAGGTCCGTCATGCCTTCGGCCTCGGCAACGACACGCACTCCGCTGCCATCGACTCAGCGGGCACGACGACGAGCATGTCCTGCGTCCAGCGGTTGCCGGTGTAGACGCCGACGGACAGGACGACGGTGCCCGCCACCTGCTCACGCGTCGGCAAGTCGTCGGGCAGATACGGCGAGCGGTAGACCGCCGGCTCAGCGGACAGCACTGGCGCCGTGACGATGGCGAGACAGGCGATGAGCGCGATGAGCGTGCCTGCCACGCGGGGCCCGCACATCACAGGAACCGCCTGATGAGCGGCGGAGCCCAGCCCAGCTCATCGAGCAGTAGGGCCAGGAAGAGCGCTAGGGCGATGCCGCGGAAGAGTGCTAGGGCGAGCCGAAACAGTTCGAGGTCGATGGCGCCCTGCGGGATGAATGGCAGCGAGGCCGTCATGGCACCCGCGAGCGCGATGGACAGCGCACCGAGGATGCCGACGACCCACTCCCCGCTCGTCGGCACGACGTGCTTGCGGACGATGACGACGGCGAGGAGCGCCACGATGACGAGGACCGCCCCCCAGGCGAGGACCGAGGAGACGGCCTGGCCGTTCGTGATGGCGAGGTCACTCATGGGCCGTTCCCGTTCCGCCAGCGGCGCAGGATGTCCCGTGCTCCGAGCGCCCCGGTCAGTGTCAGCACGGCGGCGACGAGCGTCCCGATGGCGGCATCGCTGACGGCGCCGACCTTGAGCCCCAGCGACGGCCCGAAGAGCTGCACGAGGATGACGACGACGATGGTGCCGGTGAAGAGCGACGCGGCTGCCGCTGCGATCCAGCCGAGGAGGCGGTCATCATCGCGACGGTCCGCCATCACGCGCCGTACCACAGGTGCGCGGGTCTGCCAGTAGGTACTTGTGCGTAGGTCCGGCGGTGAGGGTAGGCCGTGGTGTCTCCGGGCTTGACATCAGGCACCGACCCCTGCACCGCTCATCGAGTCCGTGACAGCGGCAGGGCCCCGGGACCGGCGGAGGAGGAAGAGGGGACCGGCCCCGAGGCCCTGATGGACAGGCTGGCTCGCGGTGAGCCAGACGACGACACACTCACGGATACCCGTATACACGGTGACCGTGCTGACCGTCAAGAGCCGCGTGCCAGTTAGCGTCGGTCTATCCGAGCGTGGCGCGTGCCAGATGCACGAACGATAGCGAGGTCAGGAAACCTCAATCATCTTGGCTCGGGCATTGTCGCGGGCTCGTTTCCACCAGACGAGCTGACATGCACCACAACGAACGCCACGCGAGTCCTTCCGACGCTTGCCGTGGATGCCCAAGTCATGCCCGCGAGCGCACTGCGCCCGGGGTGCGCGTACCGGCGAGCGACCCTTGGTGGCCATGTCCTGGGCGTTGTCCGTAGGCGTCCCGACGAACAAGTGGTCGGGGCGGACGCAGGCTGGGTTGTCGCAGCGGTGGCAGACGTACAGTCCATGGGGGATAGGCCCGACGAACGCCTCGAAGGCGACGCGATGGGCGCCTCGACCCTCGAAGTTCCCGTATCCACGGCCCGTGATCGCCCCAGCCCATTCCCAGCATTCACCGCCGAGTCTGACCTTGGACATGAACCGGTGCAGGCGCGGGCCAGTGAGCGTGCCAGATGCCATGTGCTCAGTATGGCACATTCTGTGTGTGGCACGCTCTCACGGAGCGTGAGAATGCCTCGCCCAGAGGTCTGCAAAACCTCGATCACGGGTTCGAATCCCGTCGTCGCCTCCACCATCCTGAGCGTGGGATGCGGGTCAGGAGCCGTCCTGGGCGTCGGTGCGCGTGCCAGAGAGCGGGCCAGCACTCCCCAGCGACCGCTGCAGTCGAGCTGCGGCGTCGGCCTTCAGCGCGTCGCTGACGTGCAGGTAGAGGCTCATCGTGATGCGCGGGTCGGAGTGGCCCAACAGGACGCTGACGGTCTTGATATCCACGCCCTCTGAGAGCCACCACGACGCGCAGGAATGACGCAGGTCGTGCAGCGTGACCTCCGGCAGCCCAGCGGCCCGCAGATCAGCCCTGAGCGCCTTCGGCAGCTTGTAGCCGTGCCAGGGCAGCCCGCGCGACGTGGTGAAGACGAGCCCCTGCACCCGGACGCCGGACCCGAGGGCTGCCTGCGACTGGCGGGCGTGGTGCTGGCGCAGCGCCCAGACGGCATACCCGGTCAGGGGGACGTGGCGGGTCGTGCGTGTCTTCGTCGGTCGCAGCGCCCAGGTCCCGCCCTCGCGGTGGAGGGTGTGGCGGATACGGAGCGAGCCCCCCTCGAGGTCCACGTCGGACCACGAGAGCGCCAGGAGCTCGGCGTTGCGCAGGCCCACGGTGCCCGCGAGCACCCAGAGCGCGTGCATGTCGGAGCCCTCGGTGGCTGCGAAGAGCGTCCGCAGCTCGTCACCGCTGAGCCAGCGGCGCTCCACCTTCAGGACGGTCGGCGGCTTGGCGAGGGCGGCCACGTTGCGCGTCACCAGGCCGTCCGTCATCGCGTCCGCCAGCGCCTTGCGCAGCACGGCCCGGTGATGGCTGATCGTCTGCTCGTGCAGAGGGAGCCCGTAGAGGTACTGGCGCACCCGGCCCACGGTCAGGCGGTCCAGCCGCACCGTCCCGAGCCGGGGCTTCAGCCAGAGCCGGACGATCTGCTCGTAGCGCCTCCAGGTCGCGGGCGCGATCGTGGCACGCACACCGGCTATCCACGCATCGAGGTAGACCCCAAGGGGTGAAGTCGCGGCAGGCCCGACAGCGTTGCTCGTGGAGCGTAGGTGCTCGACCGCCTGCGCCTTGCCGGCCTCGGTGAAGAGGAACCTGCGCGCTACCCGCCTGCCGTCGATGCTGTGGCGGACGATGTAGACCGGCGCTCTCCCCGCGCGCCTCTCGACCCCGAGCGTCCCCTCTCCGCGTGCCCGCATCCACCACCATCCTACAGGCGCCCCGTCCGGCGCAGCGCGTCCACGCTGTCATCGCGGTAGAGCCAGGTCGTGTAGCGGACATTCGGCATCGCGGAGCCGTTGGTGTGGGGGTCATGGATGGACCTGCTGAGCCGGTTCGCCTCGGCAGGTGGCAGCTTGCGTGAGCGGCCTGTCACGTAGCCGAGGGCCGCGGCCAGGGTGAGCAGGATGGCGAGGATGCCGCAGCGGCGGCAGCGGGGCCAGTCGGTCGAGCGCATGGGGCGGACGTCGTGGCCCTTGCGCCAGCAGGTGATCCTGCGCAGGAGCCTCACGTCGGCCGCCAGACAAGGCAGTCGCAGCCTTCGTCGCGGTCAGTCCAGTCGGCCCAGCATGGCGCCATGTCCTCGACGGTGGCGCTACCTGGAGGCGGCGAGCCCTGCCCGTCGTAGTGCTCTGAGAGCATGTGCCCGCACTCGCACAGCGGCTCCATATAATCCGCCGGGTCGACCTCACCGAAGACGAGGGCCGTCACGGCTCCACGCGGGCGCGGTGGGCGGCGAGAGCATCTTGCGCTGCGAGCGGGATCAAGCCATCCAGCGCCTTTGCCAGCCGTTCCGCATCGGCCTCGGACTCGCGGAGACGGTCGAGCAGGATGGCGGCGTCGCAGCGCGGTACAAGGCACTCGACACAGACGGCGGGTTCATCAGCCGTGTGGTCCTCGGAGCAGCAGAGTACGTGCCGCGCTGCGATGGCCTCGATGTCAGTCATGACGGGTCC